CAAACGCTCTGTCTGAAGATTCTGTAGTGTATATTTCAGCATGCTGATTTTCATAACGTTTATATTCCAGGCCGAATAAAGCATTCAAACCTGGCTCTAGTTCTTTAACTAGTTGTCCTCTTGATATCGCCATAGTTATTTACTCCTTATTAGATACCCGCTTCTTGTTTCAAGAAGTGTTCGTTAATTGTAACAACAAAATTTACGTTTGCAGAACTCAAGTCGTTATTACTCGGATCTTTAGAAACTCCGATAACCTTTAATTGGCCATCAGTAGTTGCTAAATCTGAATCATCTAACTCAACTTTTGAAACATAATCAGGTGAACTTCCTGCTGCATACACGATATTAGCTACGTTACCAATATCAGTTTGTGCAGAAGCACCTGTGTTGTCTGATTGTACTTCAAACCTTTCGTAAGGGTCGTCAGAAACGAAACCTACGATATCTGTTGCAGTGTTACTTGCATTCAAATGGTTCGACCATGTTGGCTTGCTTGTTGAAGCATCAGTATAGAAAACACCGTTAAGGGGTCCTAATAAAACATCACCTGCTGCCGCTACACCAATAGTACCAGTAGCTAACATTTCTACTGGATCTCCTTGGTAAATAGCTGTTGCAGAAGCTGCAATGCTGTACTCGGATAAACCTTGGTTGTCTCTATTCTGACCAACTTTTCCTATTGCTTTCAAACCGAAAGCGGCGTCTTTATTTGCCATAGTTGTGTCCTCCTTATAGACATTTATTTAGTTTATCCTTAGATAGCTCTAGTAATCGTTAAAAAATTAACTTTTCTTTGAACCACCGAAGGTTACACGTGTCTGTCGATCAATATTGATCGGCATACTTGGGTGCTGTTCCTTCATAAGATCGTTGTCAACTGCGTCGACGTTATCTTGAGCTTGCTTCTGATAATAATCAGTTCTTTGCTCTGCAATCTCTTCCGGTACCCTTGCCAGCACAAGGCCTCCTACTCCGATCACTCCCTTGTATTTACCATCATCCACAATTGGATAGTCTGATTCTGGATATTCATCAGCTCTTACTAACTCGTATCCTGATCTAATTCTTCCAGCAACATTCTTAGTGTCTTGGAATCCCATAGATTCAACTCTTATCCATCTGTGTTTAAAACCTGTTGGTGCAGGGGGTGCATCTAAAGATGAAGGTGGAGTCCAAACTTTTTTCTTAGAGGATGTGAGTCTCACAGTTTTGCGACCAGTATTTGTACTTCGCTTCGCACTAGCTACTGTTTGTACGGGTTTGGTCGATCCTTCCCCTAAATTAGATCTATTTGTATCAAATTTGTGAGGGAATTCAAGTCTTATTCTTTTATCTATTTCAGAATAATACTCATCTGATTCAGGGTCATAACCTTCTTCTTCTGTCAACTTCTTATGTAGATCAAAAGCAGTGTAAGTCATAGCATTATCTTGACCAAACCAAGAATTTCTTGATGCCCAAGTCTCAGCTTTAGGGTCAGGTCTTGCTACTGGTGTAGGATCCCTTTGTAGATTTATATTAGGTTGTTGAACAACTCTTTGCTCTCTTTGTTGTTTTTGTTCTTGTTGAGCATTAACTGCTTCAGTCAACCTAGCTTTTTTATAACCTAATTCAGAAATAGCGGTCATGGCTTCTGCTTCAGCAGTTAGATCATTTGCTTCTCTAGCTGCTGCAAGTTTTGCTTTTGCTGCTTGAATACCTGAAACAATACTTTCTTCAGTAGACTTCAAGTATCCGGGTTCAAGCCTCGAGATTCTTTTTTCAGCATCTTCTTTTGCTTTAATTTGCGATTGAGCATAGTTTAATGCTTCATCTTTTTGTCTCTCAGCTTCTCTCCATTTATGAGTTAGTTTAGCTATTCTTTTTTGTACTCCATCAGAGTATTTTTCTAATTCTTTTTCTTTATCGTCCTTTTCAGGATCTTCTTTCTTTTCTTCTAGTTTAACTTCACGTTCATTTTCAAATGAAATATCTGTTCCATGATCTTTCTTTTTTTCATATGTACGTTTATCTTCAGTTTCAGTTTCTACTTCAGGTGTTTCTGTAGTTTGAGTTTCTTCTAACTCAACTTCCATATCAGGACCGGAAGTGTCGATGTCAACTGTTTTGTTTTCTTCTACGTCTGGCATAGTTTATCTCCTTCTATGATTAATATTGATGAAGTATATCTTCAGGGTTATCAATGGTTGCTAAAACTTCATCATCATTTAGCATTCTTATTTCCCCACCATCTATTTGAATTCTTGATCCTGCATATCTTGCAAAGATAATCCAATCACCTTTTTTACACCAAGGTCCTTCTGGAAATTTATCTTTGTCATAACAATGCGGACCCATTGCAAGAACTAAACCACAAGTAGATCCAATTTGTTGTCTTTCTAAAGTCTCTTGTCCAAGTAACAATCCACCTTTAGTTTTTTCCTTCATTTTAAAAGGAAGAACAACTAATCTCCATCCAGTAGGTTTAGGTAATTTATTTGATTCTTTTGTTTTAAGACGTTCGTAACCGTCTATTTCTTTTTTATCTTCTTCTTCGTACTTATTTAAAAGTGCTGATTTAATCTTCGGATCTTCCGAAGTTGATAACGTTTTCTCTTTCAGTTTCATTTTTTTGCTCCTTAGGTTCTAGCAGGTTAGAGATTTCCTGTGATATTTTTAAATAGGCATGCGCCTGTCCCATCATATACTTATATTTTTCCATATTGTCAATAGCACCACCAATCATTGCATCTGCAATATCTTGATACGCTTCTTTTAAATGTTTTTGAACTCTATGTATTATTACTGTTTCTTCCGGTAACATTTTTCTTTCTCCTTTTTTTATGTAATATATTTACTCTTGAATGCCAACACCATTCAACAAGTTTTATTGCATAGTTTTCTACTTTTGCAACAGCATTATCTATCTTATCAAGTATATTTAATATAAATGAATCCAACATTAAACACCAACTTTTCTCATGGCTTTTTTATGACTTTCTGAAAATGACATTCCTTTTTTCATGTCATTTTTCATGCTAGTCATATGCTTTGCAGAATGATGTTTACTATGTTTTTTAAGAGTTTCTTTTTGTCTCTTAGTTAGTTCTTTTTTCTTTTTTAACATTTCCATCTCCTTCTTGCCTGACGGATTCGTGAGTTTGGATCGTTACGTGTTTTTGCTGATGACCTTTTTAATTGTCCAAGTGATCTTGCGCAGTATGATTTTCTACGATTAGCAGCTTTTGATCCAGGCTTCACTTTACCAGTCACGGCTGTTTTTAGTTTACTTCCAGGATTTGCTCTTCTGTAGGCAGCGACACCTGCTTTAGTCATGCCTGCTCCAGACTTTGTAGATCTGTAGTTCTTTTTATTTCTTGAAATTGGATTTTCTTTTTTTCTCATTAAATTTTTTGCATTTCTGGACTAGTTGATAAAATATTTTTTTCTGCTCTAGGTCTTGCAACAGAATCTTTACTTCTTTTTCTAAGTTGAGCGATAGCAGATTCTTTTAATGCTTTTTCTTTTCTTAATTTTTGTAAATCTTTTTCTAAATTCATTATGCAAATGTTTTTACGTTAGTTGGTTTACCGCCTGGATTACCAGCTGCTCTTTTTCGTTTGACAGCACTCGCCTTTTGCGAACTTGTCATTCGTGTGGCTTTTGCAAGTGGAACGCATTTTGGATATTTCCTCTTTGAGCCTTTGCTTCTCCCGCAAGGTTGATATTTCCCATTCTTCTTTGGAGCTCCTATATCTACCCACTTCTCCGATACCCATTTTCTTAAACCACCTTTTGAATAATGTGCACGCATTAAGCACAGCTCATTCTTTTTCTTCTAGCTAATCCACCGCCATGATATCCATCACGCATCATTCCACCACCCATGGCTTTTTTTCTTTTTCCTTTTTTACCACCTGGTGTAATTTTACCTGAACAAACTCCTGATGCATACATGTTTGCGTATGCGCTTGGGTAAACCTTAAATTTTCTTTTGGCAGCTGCTTTGCCTTTTGCACAAAGTTTAGCCATTGTTTTTCATCTTATGTTTTGAAACTTTTCCACCCATAGACATAAAACCCATCTTGTTTCTAACTTTAGTAGGTAGTTTAGAAAGACCTGGATTTTTTTCTTTATCAACTTCTTTTAAAGCTGAACCTCCTCCAGCAAATCTTTTTTTACCTTTTTTATTCATTTCAATAATTTTTTTAATACCAGGATAATCTTTTGCTTTACCTACACCAACAATTTTTATTTTTGATTTTTTTGATTTACTTCCATTTTTATACATTGTTCTATTTGACATTCCGCCACCCATCATTTTTTTTCTCATTATTTTTTTCCTCCCTTAAATATTTGTGTTCCCTTTATACCATAAATACTCGCCACGACAAGGATCCAAAGATTTGTAAACCATGCCGGAAGCTGCTGGAATTGGTCAAAA